CTTTCTATTGCAGAAGCCCACAAAGGAAATATCCATTTTCTTTTATAAATAGGGCAGCCTATAACTAGTTTCATCATACTTCTTGTGTGTCAGCCAGTTCTGTCTTTGTGTGCTTCTTTGCAACTGGTTCAGATTTTTCTTTTGGCTTATCTTGTTCTTTTGGTTTGTCTTCGATTACTTTTTCTTTTGCTTGCTCAACAGTTGGATCTTCAACCTGTGTTTCGTCTTGCACTATATAATCAAGAACTTGCATAATCCCATCTATTAATTCTACAATTATTTGCAGAGCTAATCTTACTTGGCCATTTTGAACAGCTGTATTTAATCCTTCTACTGCATCTTCTGTTAGAAGAAATTGTTTTGCTGTTTCAGATGTAATTATAATTCCCATTATTCCTCACTTGCATCTTTTTGAGTATCCTCTTCCACAATAAATACATTATACTGCTCTTCCAACAAATTCTCAACTACCGATAACCATGTTGGATCTGATCTTTTGATATTGGGAGAATTTCTTCTGCCTTTTTGGTTTTGTGGTCTTATAACGTTTCCAGGACCTCTTCTTTTAGACGGCAAGTTTCTTTCACCTTTTTGAGCAGAATCTTGTTTATCTCCGTCTTTTTGAACGTCTTTCATCGCAGATGCTTTTGCTTGATTTTCGCTTTGAGCAGAACTGATATTTATTTGATTCTGTCCTTGAATTGACATAAACAAATTTTCTTTATCAACTTCTGGATCTTCTCCCAATTTAATTCTTGCTTCTGAAAGAGTAATTAAAGAGTTGACATATTTTTGAACTATGTGTGTTTCTTTCTTTACTTGTGTGTCAACATCTATTTCATTAAACTTAAAAAAACAACGATCTGACATTGCTGAATCATATGGATGAATTAGCGGATCAAATCCACCCTCAAATAAAAGTTCATTAAAAATATGAACCCTAACCATCTCGGCAAATTGTTTTTGATATTGTTTAATCTTGTCGTAAAGCGCAGTATCAAGTCTTTCAGTAATAGATCTATTTCCTCCGTCAAAACTCATTCCCAAATGATGTGGGGCAACACCAAGACCTATCGCAACTCTTTCCTTAAAATGGCTTAAATATTTTGAAGCATCTAATGCTTCCTGATTAGAACCTATTATTTCGACATCATGCCTAAACGGAAGTATCAAACCACCTTCTGCCCTTAAATTTTCAATCTCAATAGCTGCCTGATCAATTTCTTCTGGTTCTGCAGGTTGATCTGCAGTTCCAATTCTGTATTTATACAAAGGAAACAATTCGCGGTGAACCAGGTTTTGAATGTCTTCCTCCATTTGACGCAGAGCGACAACGTCGTCTAAAACGCTTGATAAAAAAGGAGTTCCAAATGCTCTACCTGGTTTTTTATCAAACGCTAAATGAACAACTTTATCTGCGTTCCATTTTGGATCTCTTTCTGTTGGAGCATAGGTAAGAGGATTTGTTCTCTGAAGATATGCCTTAGGTTTATTATGTTTGTCTCGTAAAATTCTGGTCTGCTCAGTGGGGATAAGGTAATAGCCGACTATTGGTTCTGCGCCATTAAGTGATTTCAAAGAAGTCGGAAAATATTCAGTTAAATCTGCTCTAGCTTTTACAAAAAACGCGTTTGCAAACTTAAACAACTGATCAGATAAATCAATTAAAAAATCTAAAAATGGCCTGTTCATTGCCATTTCCATGTAGTCTATTCTTTGGTATAGGTAACCAACTGCTTCTGGATTTTCCCCAACTATTTGCCAACCCTCTTTCCAAAAGAGATCTTTATGTTTTGATATTGCCTGCTTAACATATGAATCTGTATCTATGGCTTGAATAATTCTGTCAAAATTGTAAGGAGACGGTTCAAAGTTAGTTCTTCCAGTATAATAATAATTTACACCCCTATATCCTAGGGCTAAAGCTGCGATCTTCATTGTTCTACCAAGAGAACTTATTTTTTCAGGCTCCATTTGAGCTGAAAAAAAATCAACACCCTCTATTTTTGTAAAAGGTAAATATTCGCGTAAGGCCATAGTTAACTAAACTCCATTTTGAATTATAATATTGTATAGTACAGTTGGTTTTAGTGTTAATTAACTTTGAGGATCGGCATCCTGAAATGTCTTTTTTAGAATAATATCTTTAATTGCTTCCAGCCAAAAAACAGTTTCTGGCTCTGAAAAATCACTTTTGTAAACAAGGTTGGCGTTTGTTATTTTGATATTAATATTGAATTCTTTTTCTTCACTTTGCTCAATTACATTATCTTCTGACATTATTTTACCTTTTTTGTTGTGTTTTGTGGGGTTTCAAAATCATCTTTAGACGATTCTACTTTGGCGTGCATTTGGTTTAACAGTTGCTGCGAAAGTTGTTTGATTGTTGCTTCTTTAACAACTACTTCAGTAATTAACTGAGATATCTTTTCTTGAAAAGATTGTATAATTAAATTAACATCTAAATTTTGATCATTCATAGTTGAATTATACCAGACGAGATTCCAGTTCGTCAACTTTTGCAGAAAGTTCTTGAAATGACTTAACTAAATAAGGAATTAAACTTTCCATAATAACTGTCCATGGTCTGGTACTTGCATTTTCTCCGCCAACAACAACTGAATCTGGAAGAATTTCATAAAGCTGTTGAGCTAAAAAACCTAATTTTTCTTTATTAAGACTATCTGATTTGTAAGTAAAAGACTTTACGTTAATATTATTAATAATATCACTTGCATTGATTTGTTTGTTAATAATATTTTTTAATCTTTCATCAGAAAGATTTTGTGGCCCCAACGGACCATATCTATAGCCTGCATAACTTTGTATTTGAATAAAGTTTACATCGTATATGCCTCGTTCAACTTTAATTCCACCCTCTTCAATTTCAACGTCATTGAACGTAATTACGTTATGATATCCGGTAACTATTGAAATTATCAACATAATACGTATTTGTAATAATTTTTGAACTAGTATTTAATGCTATATTTGAACTCCATGTATTGTTTATACCAGCCATTCCACTAGATGAAGATGTTAGGCTTCCTGATGCAATAGAATAGCTTCCAATAGACCCCGCAGTGGCGGTAATTATTCCATTTGTACTAACCCTAAAAGGAGCGATGCCAAATGTTTCACTGCCTAAATAAATACCATTAGAATCTGCTTTAAATACACTTGCTCCTGAACCAATCTTTATGGTTCCACCATCTAATGCTCCAGTAAAAGTTCCAGAAGCTGAAGAAAGAGATCCAGTAAAAGTTCCAGAAGCTGAAGAAAGAGATCCAGACAATGATAAGTTTGTGCCATCAAACAACAAATACTGTGAACCAGTGCCGACCTTGAAAGTTACTGGAGTAGATGGAGGACCAACAGTGGAGGGAAGCCAAAAGTTATGGGTATTTAAATTTATTGAACCAGCTGATATAGAACCTCTAATTTGCGTTGCATCAAAGATAGCTTGACCATTACCTGCAATCAACCAACCGGTATTACCAGTTGTCCACGAACCAGCCACTAATTGTCCATCATAGGTGCTTGATTTTATTACTGAGGTTGATCCAGCTAATGATATTGTATGTGCACCTATTGTTCCGGCTGTAATTTTATTAGCAGTTAAATTATTTATATATTGAGATTCGATTAATGGAGTATTCCCAGATGCTGCGATTCCCGAATAATCACTTTTTGCTCCACTTGTACTTACTGTTCTTACTCTTCCTGAATAAGTTGTAGGTGTTGAATCAGTAGAGTTTGTTACGGCAACTGTAAAAACATTTGCTTTTGCCCTGCCAGTTTTTATTGGAGAACCTGTGCCGCCTGCATTGTCGTATAGCTCATACTCAAAATAATCCAAGTCAATATCATTGACAGCCGTAAAAGAATACATAACTGTCTCAAAGCTTGCTGCCAAAGTTAAACCAACAATAGGAGAAGGATTTGATGAAGATGCTGCAGAGGGAGTCTTCACTCTTATCACTTCTGGTGAAGAATCAACAGCTGATATTTCAGCGTTTTTTGGTTTCAACGAAAAAAGATAGTTGGAATTGGGCTTGAGTCCGTGTTACTGTTTTCTTTATAATTGTCATTATCTTATTGCTCCAGTGCTAATGAATGCTATTGCAGAATCTATTTCTTCTGCATTCAAGGTCAAATTGTAATTTTTGCTGAAGGCATACTGTGTTATATTGACAGAGGATGCTGAGGATAGAGGATT